CTTTAGCAGTAGGTGCACCTTTACTTCCAGGTTTTCTCATCTTCTCACCTGAACCTGCAGCAATTCTTTTTTTCTTCTGCTGAATATTGTACCAAAGTCCTTTTTTAGCAACTTTACCTGATTTAGTTTTGTGATAAGCTTTTTTCATACTAAATCCCTTCGTTTAAAAATTTGCATGTTTTTTTTAAATTACATTTACATTGCTTAATTTTAAAAATTTTGCAAATAATTTTTTTAATTTTTTCCATCATTATTTTTTACCATTAGTTTTAATTAAATCTGTTGCTTTAATACCATAAATTGCTGCAACGACAGATACCCATAATGAAACTATCCACCATGGCATTTCCTGAAGTTTCATAAAATATAAATCTAACTTAGCTTGTATCTCTTCATCTTCAGCAAATACAGAATAAAATAAAATAGCCAGTGGAGATGTGAGAACTAAAAGTACAAATTCGTCCTTCCAGTCGCCTTTTTGATTTTTTGCTATTTGTCCGCTGTACTCGATCTCTCCGCGTTTCATCTTTTCAGCATGAACGATTTGAGCCTCAGACATAATAATCTCTGATCTTTTTTTATTCTTATAAATTTCAGCTCCAGTTTTTAAAGCTGTGCCTATAATACTCCATGGAAACATAATGATTTATTTTACAGACTTCTTTCTTGTTTGTATAGTGCTAGGCATTGAATTACTCTGTTGTATCTTCTAACACCTAAATAAGGTGCTATTTGATGTAAAAAATTGACAGCTCTTGGTCCACTTACTTTCCAACAAAAACTTAACTTATTCTTAATATCTCGTTTTTGTTCACTATAAATATTTCCATGTTTAGCAAAATCTGCAAATCTTTGAATAATATCTCGGTCAGTCATTTTAACTCTACATGACAAACTTGATTTTTTTGTATTTTTTTGTGGGATCATGGTAATGGTGCCTTCACCTTCAAACACACCTGCTAGAAATAAAAGCTTTTGTTGTTTTGACCAGCTATCAAATAATTTATTAACTGGATTTTCTTTTTTTATAAATATTTTTGTTTTTGGAACCCTTATTAAGAATTTTAATTCCTTGTGGGTTTGGACCTCTCTTAGGCGGTGGGCCATATTTTACTCCTCCACTTAAACCTTTTCTCATTTGCCTTTAATTTTCTCTCTTGCAACTTCTAATCGCTCATCCGATTGTTGATCTTGTTGTGCAAGTTTATCATATTCGTATTCTAACCTCTGTGCAGCTCTCATATTTTCTTGATCAGCTCTAAATTTAGTTTCTTCAGCTTTTCTTTGTAAGTCCATAGCTCTTAAATCAATCTCTTGTTGTTTTAATTTTATTAATGGATCTTCTTTACCTGCAGAAGCTTGCATTTCACCTTGAACTAACTCTTGTGTGATACGTGCAGCAACTTTTGCAACCTCAGCATCAAACATAATTTGGAATTGTTGAGGATCTTGTTGTGCCATCTGTGCCATTTCAGGATTTTGCATGATCATTTGACTTACTTCTGCTTTAGCTTTGTAAGAAACGTGATCTGAGATGTGTGATTGTAGTAATGCATACACCTGAGGGTTAATTTGAACCATTCGAGACTGCATAAATGCCATGTGTGCAGCTAAGTGTGCATCATGATCTTGAAATTCAAAGGCAGTAAGCAGTTGCATTTGCAATGCACGTGCATTTTCTTTCGCAGGATCTATCGGTTCTGGTTGTTTTGGTGGTGGTTTTAGTAAAGCTTCAATTTGTTTTGTCCCTAATGCCTCATAAACCCTTCTGTAGGCTTCGTGAAGGTTGTGCATTTGCGGATTTGAGCTTGCAATTTGTAATTGTGTCTGTGCAAGAGTCACTCTTTGTGCCATTGACATGATATTTGGGTCAGCAACAGGTAAAATATCGACTCTTTGGTCAAAATCTTGTGCTTTAATCGTTCTAGGACCACCATAAACATCATATGGATACTCTGGTGGTAAGGATTCACCACAAATTCTTGATAAAATTTTAAATTCTAATCGCATTGCATAGTAACAACGCTTGTGAACACCACTCATTACACGACTTCCACGTTCCATTAGCGCAATTGTAGTACCAACTGCTCTGTTTTGAACGTCATTACCAATGTTTGAATCTGTTATTGCAGCAAATTTTTGTCCTGCTTGTACTACAAAACCTAAAAGGTTGTATAAAGTAACACTTGGTTCAGTAAACGGTAAGTTAAAAAACTGATCTCTAATGTTTCCACCAGGTGCATCCACATCTCTAAACTCTCCTGGTTGTATTGGTTGGTCATCATCTCTTACTCTAATGCCTCTAGACTTAAATCCAGCAGGTAAATTTTTTAAAGTACCCGCATCAATCAATTGTCTTAGCGATTGAGTAGCCGCTTGAGACAAACCACCAATCATGTGAGTTAAACCAAAACCATAAAAACCTAATCCTGGTAAAAATTTGTAATGAACAAAGTATTCAATTCTAGAATATGAAATATCATCAGGTCTATAATTTCTGTAAATAGATAAAATTTCACCTGAACCTTCATCAACAGTTACAATGTAAGGTATTTTTATTTTCTTAGCTTTGTCATCAAAGTTTTCATAATCATCTAAATTTAAATCTACGTGCATTTCTAAAATAGTATGCAAGTAATCATCACCTGTTCTTTTAATTCCTTCTAGCTGATTTAATTTTTTCTGAACATCATCAGGTTCTGAATCGGATTCAATCAATTCTATGTCTCTATAAAAACCTGCGGCTTGTTTTTTAATCACCTCGTTTTGAGTCATTTTAATGACATGAGTAATTCTTTCACAATCTTTTAAATCAGATGCATAATAAGGAACCACTAAATCTTCTGCAGGAATAAATTTAGATACAGGTCTATCTAACATTGCATCGTAATAAACTTTTTTAAATGTTGAACCCGATAAAGGTAAATAAAATAACATCTGATCCATATCAGTTGTATATTCTTCCATCTCCTCCATCAGCAGGTAATTCATATAATCTTTAACACGCTCTGCTTGTTGTTCTGTTTGTGGTGTTTGTAATCCTACGACCTGTGTTCGTACAGGACCATCAGATGGCACCAATTCTTTATACGCTTGTGCTTGGAACTGTGTTACGGATTCAGCTAATAAGGGATGCGTGACACCGGAAGCTCCTTTAAATGGTTTGGTTACTTCTTGGAATCTAGTGCCTAATAAATCTAATCCTTTGATGTATGCATCTTCCCATTCTTTTCTAGATAATTTATCTTTTTTATATTCTTGGGTAAGCTCTCTAGCCATATCTTTTAGGACTCTCTCGTCCATGTTCTCAGCTAAGTTTGCATTGAAATCGTCTTGAGGTCTTTCCTCTTGAATAGGTTCTTCACCTTCTACTTCAACTGCAAGTTCAGAAGTTCCACCAGGACTATCTTCTACTTCAGTCTCTAAAATATCTTCAGTTTCTGGAATATTTTTTTCTACTGCCATTTTTTTCCTTAGTTGTATTTACTAATAAACCCACCCTCTTTTTTGTAAAGTTTTTGTCGGTTTACCATATTAGGGGATACTTTAACAGAAAAAACGTCTGTGTACAATCTTAAGTCGTTATCGGGTATAAACTCAAAATCTGGACGATTTGTTGAAGATACTTCAGGGTGTGATGTTTGCTCATAAACAGTATCTCCATCTATTTTAACTTTATAATCATCTAATCGTTTATATGGTTTTGTTACATCAGATTTAGAAACTTTAATAACTCCTGCTTTTGTATCAAAGTCTTTTCCTATTTTTTTAAATATCTCTGGTATTACTGCAAGTGATTTACTACCCGGTGTTTTATTACCTCTAGGATAACCATAAAATTCTTGATAAGCTTTTATTTTACCAGGTTCCATACCTCGTTGCATTAAATTAGTTGGTGCAATAGCAATATAATCTATTCCTTCTTTCTGAGCTAAGTCAGTTAAATAACTTAAAGATGCTCTGACTTGAGAACTTCTATCTAGTAAAGGGTAGTAATCTGTTTTAGTTACATACTTTGAAATTTCTCCTGTAGATTCTCTTTCGAGACTAGTATCAGTTCTTCTTGTTAACTCTTTAATTTTATCATCTAGCTTTCTAATCTTACTAGCATTCAGTTCTATTTGAGCAGGTCTTAGTTTGCCTCCTAAAATTTCATCACTAAGTTTTTTTCTACTATCCGCTAAGTATTTAACAATTACATCATTCTGATATGGATTAGTTCGCATTGGTGTATTTAAAGCTTCTTGTCCTTTTTCTCTTA